CAGCCAAGGTGGTGGCCTACGCAAAACAGCTCTCGCTGCATGTCAGCATGAGTCTGGAATCTGCAACCACCAAGGATACAGAGGGAGATTGGGAGATTCAGGAGCCTACAGCCCTGTCGTTCGACATTACCTCGAATGCACTGGTGCGCAGTGGCGACACCATCACATCTACCGTGCAGGGGCAGGAATTCGCCGACATCGAGGCAATCTACGAGGCAAGCGCACCCGTGCGCTTTAAAATTGCCAACGTCAGCGGTGCGAATAACCGTACAAGTGGTTTCACCATCTGCTCCGGCTCGGTGGTCGTCACCCAGCTCACGCTGAACGCCCCGAACCGTCAGAATGCGAGCTACACGACGAACCTCGCTGGCTATGGCATCTACACGGTTTCAGCCTAAACCATCACCAGCGGCGGGCGGTACATCCACCGCCCCCGCTTTTTTATGTTAAACCTGTTGCGATGGCATCGCAACCACAAGACATCAAGAAGTAACTATGATCCACAAAGAAATCAATCTATGCGGCAAGTCCGTCACCATGGGCTACTGCTACGCAACCGAAATCGCCTTCAAGGACTTATCAGGACAAGACATGACCGACTTCGCCATGGAGGCCGTCACTGCTTTCCAGGCACAAAGGATGCCTGACGTTAAGAAGACCATCTACGCCATCCTGGCGTGCGTCATGGCCTACTACGAGAGCAAGGTCGAGGATGCTCCCGTCAAGGACTCCGAACTGATTAACGACACTTCGCCCATGGAGGTCGGGAAAGCCCTGGGCACCGTTCTTTCGCTCCGAGCTGAGTTCTACGCAGCCCCCGCCGGAGAGCCAGAAGAAAAACCAACGAAAGGAAAGGGCAAAGCAAAAAACTAACTACCGCCCGCGACATTTATCAACTGCTCGTGGGCGAGATAGGCATCCCGCGTCGTGAATTTCTCTACGACATCCGCTTCTGGGAGGTACGCCGCATCATCCGGGGCTACCGCCGCCGCGACCGCCTGAAGCACCAGCTCATTGCCGAATGTGCCTACGCCGCCATCTATACCATGCGCGACCCGCAAGGCAAGACCGTGGCCGACACGTTTCCCATGCTTTTCGACGATGATGACGACGATGAGCCACCCATCACCGAAGAAGAAGAAGATGAGCTGCAAGCTGAAATGGAATACATCAACAGCCATCCCGATAATATCTGGTAAAGTAAACCTCCGACAATCAAACGGCCGAATGGTAGTAAGTTACTGTTTAGCCGTTTTTTTATGTTTGAATTTGAAGCTAATGATACCGTCATAATAAAGCAGCAGAAGGTGCTCGAAGCAGCTCTCTCCACCAATCCCAAGACCCAAAAGGTCTTGCAGAAACTCATCCGCAAGGCTCTGATGGAGGTTAGGCCAGAATTAGTGTCGGCGGCTCGCGGTGCAATGGACAGTGATCCACGAGGTGCAGCGCAGGGCATCCGTACATCCGTCTATAAGAAGGTACTTGGTGGTAACATCAACATCTTTGACAGGCGGTCAAAGGCGGGGAGTGTGTCAAACTACGAGCCGCCCCGCAAATTGCGCCCAGGACAGCGAGGCGGCAACCGAGTGCCGCGAGGCACACGCACAGATACCGTGATGCACTATGGGCCTATCGACCGTCAATGGATACTTCGCTTCATCAACAGCGGAACAAAAGACCGCACGGCTGGCACGCGAGGCGGTAGGCTGTCAGGTAATCGCGGAAGTATTGCAGCCCGCAACTTCTTCCGTGGTGCCGGTGATCGAGCCTTGACAAAAGCAGCCGACAACCTCGCCATGCTGATTAACACAGAACTCGAAGCAATGCTGAATAAGAAGTCAAGCGGTTGACTTGCGCAATTCAACCGCTTGACTTTCGCAATTCAACCGCTTGAAATCGGAAATTCAACCGCTTGAAATTTTTTAACCCTTAAATTTTAACGATATGGCAAAATTAACACTAAAGGTAAAGAAGATTGCATTTAAGCATCCTCAGACCAAGAAGGAGGGCTATGTGGCTCGCGTACTCACCAACGGCACAGAGTCGTTCAATGACATCTGCGAGATTGCAGGGATGAACACAACCTATACCCAGGAAGAAATTGTGGCCTGTGCAGGACTGATGCTCAAAGCAGCAGCCCGACAGCTGAAGAACGGCTTGATTATCGACTTGGGACCTTTGGGCAAACTCTATCCATCGGTATCAGGTAAGTGGGTGGAGAAGGAGGAGGACCTTGCGCTGGCCGACCTCACGCCCCACTGCAACTATCGCCCGTCTCAGGAAGTGAGCGAGGCCATCAAGGGGGCCACCCTCGGATGGGCTACCGCCAAGGATGAAGGCGAGACCGAACCCACCGACGACAACACCAGCACAGGCGGCGGCATCGACACCAGCGGCGACATGGAAGGATAATCAGTAACCCCACATCAACTTAACGCCCGATTAGTAAAGCCGACTAATCGGGCTTTTCTAAAAAATGGCAGATTCCGTAGTAAAATTAAGAATAGACTCGAAAGAGTACGACGCCAACATCAAGCGTGCTGGTGAAGCCTTGCAGCAATATTTCAACCGTGTACGTGAAGGTGGCGGTACGCTGGAGCACCTGGACGAGGGTGTAATGGAAGCCGTGAAAGCCATGGGAGAGCTTGGCACTAAAGCAGAATCTACCCGTGGGGCCATGCGCGAGTTATTGCAGGCAACAGCTGACTTGACGGTGCAATACCGTAGTCTGACCGACGAGGAGAAAGCAACTCCGCTGGGCGCGGCCATGGCACAGTCAATATCTCAGATGACTGAGCGGGCCGGTGTGATGCGCGATGCCATGGACGATGTGTCGGCCAGCATACAGCATGCGGCCAGCGATACACGAGGATTCGACCAGATAGCCGGTGGCATCTCGCTGATGACAAGCGGCTTCCAGACAGCCGTCGGTGCCGCCAATTTATTCGGCATAGAAATAGGCAACCAAGAGAAGGTGCTGACTACGCTGGCGTCGGCCATGTCAATCACCAACGGAATTCAGACGGTTCAGAATCTGCTGCAAAGCCAGTCGGCACTGATGATGGGAGTACAGGCGGCGAAGGCCGCTCTTGCTACGGCCGCGCAGACGGCACTTGCAGCAGCAACAGGCTCGGCCACCATTGCCCAAAAAGCCTTCAATGTAGTGGCCAACGCAAATCCGTATGTTCTGCTTGCTACGGCTGTAACGGCAGTGGCGACTGCTTTGTATGCTTTCGTGTCAGGAGCTGACGAAGCAGAAAAAGAGGCTGAAGAACTGGCCAAAACACAAGAAGAAGCCAAGAAGAAAGCCGACGACGCCCGCAATGCTTTTGTCAATGCCAGTGCCGAAGCCATGAACACAGCCAGCAGGCTGGACTCGTTGCAGGTGGCCTACATGAAAGCCAATAGCGAGATGGAGAAAACCAGCATCCTGAAGCAGGCGCAGGAGCAGTTCAAAAAGCTGGGTATTGAGTGTAACGGCGTGAACGATGCTCAGACGTTGCTCATCAAGAACGGGTCGAAAGTATTAGAGATGATACGTTTGCAGGGCACCGTATCCGCTTTGTCTGCCGTGCGTATGGAGGCGTTCAAAAACTCTTTCAAGATGCTGATGGAGGACGGATATTCTGCCAGTGCAGCTTCCATTCTCGCTGGTGCAAATAGGGATGTCATGGAACTTGACGAGCAGATTACCCAGATGCAAGGAAAGATACAAGGACTGAAGAGTTCATTACCCATGTCTGCGAATGGCACCGGCACTACTCGCACCGGCACGAAGACGAAGGTGGCGGTCGATGTCACCGAATCACTGACAGAGCTACAGCTGCTGGAGGATGAACTGAAGACGGTGGAGAACTCGATGAAGCCTTTCGGTAAAGCAAGCGACGAATGGAAGACGATGAACACCTACGCCGAGGAACTTCGCCTGCGCATCAAGGAAATTAATGGCGAGACGCCGCAGCTCGTCAAGGGCCTAAGCATCAATAGCAACACTGGGTTGTCGGAGTATATCGGCATGCTCAGGGAACAGCTCCAAAACGCAGACCTTGGCTCGGAACTCTACACCGCGCTGTCGGCTCAGTTGGCCGACACGACCACCTTGCAGAACCTTGTTGGCGAGGCACTGAAGGTCGGGCTGGGCACGGCCCTGTTCGACGTGGCTGACGAGACGGGCGCAGACTTTTGGACGCGAGCCATGGAAGGCGGCGTGGAGAATATTGACTGGCAGACAATCATTGACCAAATCAACGAGGCCCGCAAAGCAGCGGGGCTGGATGCCATCAGCCTGGACTTCAAGACTGGTTCTGTCAGTACAGATAATCAGAAGAAGAACCCCTATCTGAACAGGAACGAAGAAGGCAAGATGGAGTTGAAGATGAGCGACGCCTTGGGCGGCATGGCCAGCGGAATCCAAAACATGGTCGGTGGGATGGAACAGCTGGGGATAGACATCCCCCAGGGGTTGACGGACGTCGTGAGCGGAATACAATCTGTTACTAACATCCTATCGGGTATCATGAGCATCGTGACCGTCATAAAGGCCATCACCGCTGCTGACGCTATTATTCCTGGTTTTGCAGGCGGTGGCATAGTGCCGCACTTTGCTGGAGGCGGACTGATAGGCAAGGCCGCGCTTGGCATGACCATCCCCGGTCACTCCTATTCGGGCGACCTGTTGCGACTGCCTGTTGACGGCGGACGTGGAATGATAGGGGTCAACAGCGGCGAGACGATTCTGAACCATGCCCAAGCTGGCATATTGGAAAGCGAACTGAGCTGTGGAAGGATGCGAGACATCAATGTTCACGGAGTAGTACAAGGCGAGAACATTGTGCTTGCGGTAAGCAACTATTTCAAGCGCACCGGAAAGGGCGAAGCAGCCTTGTTTGGTAAAAATTAACTAACATACAGAAAGATATGATTCACGGAAGGAACCTCATCATCAAAGTTAACGGCACGGCAATAGCCGGCGCACGTTCATGCGACATAAACATCAGCGGAGAAGAGATAGAAGTAGCAAGTGCCACCCAGAGCAAGTGGCGGGAGTTCATCACAGGACGCGAGGAATGGTCAGTGACATGCAACCACCTCCTACCAGCATCAGGCACTCCACTAAGGTCAAGCGCGGATATGGTCAACACCACCGTGACAATCAGGATGGAATCTGGCCGCTATGGCGACGTGCTGACAGGCAAGGCCATCGTCAAGTCATGGCGCACGACTGGAACGCTTGGCAACCTCGCACAGGGCACGTTTTCGTTTCGCGGAAGCGGGCCGCTGTCATAAACGATTCAGGAAGGCCAACGAATAGCCTTCCTGAATCGTTTCGTCCCGTATGTTGCGATGTCATCGCAACCACCTCGTCAAAACTCATATCTGTCTTCACCTTCCCAGTCCGCATTGACCACAAACGAGAAGTCCGTCATCGTAGCCGTCCATTCCCCATCCCCGAACAGCTTCCCCTCATACGTCGTGATGCGGTTCCGCTTCACAGGCACATCATCAAACGTCCGCTGCCTGAGTACCGTCCCGTCCGACGTAGTAGCCGAAATAGTCATCTTCAGCGTCCCCGTTTCACTCATGTAGGGAAAGGTGAAGAACTGATGCAGGCGCAAATCATTCTTGATCCTACGCTCCGACTGGTTCGACTTCGTGATGCCTTGCAGCGTGGTAGGGTTCACATTCGCCGACCCTCCCGAATAGTCCGCCTTGATGTACCAAACATCCTCCGGCAGCGTCTCGTCCGTCAGATGGAGTTGCACCATCGCAACAGCCCTGTGCATCGGCAGCGTGAATGAATGGCTATCGCCCGACACCTCCACCGTGCTCACATGGCAGAACGTGTCCGTCAGCTTCTCGCCGTCCTGCGCCGTAAACTGCACCACCTCCGGCGACTTGATAGTAGCCGACCGAGCCGACGAGTGAGCCACAGCCACAACGGTATAGACACCATCCGCCAACTCAACCGCCAGTTGCCCGAAGTCATCATCATCCTTCGTCTGCGTCCTGACCGACGAAAACACCTTCTGTCCGTCCTCATCGAACAGTTGCACATTCAGTTTCGACGCATGAGCCGCAATCACAGAAACCGCCCGTGTCGGATAGTCCGTATTCATCGTAGTGAACTCCAGCACCACAGTACCAGACGTCGTGCCAGACGATTCTCCGTCTGGCAATATCGGTTTCTCGCAACCCATCAGCCCCACCAGGGCAACAATGCTAAAACTCCACCGTCTCATAGTCCATCCAGTCATTCGTCGTAAATGTCATTGTAACCACCCCGCTTGTAAAGAATGCCCCTCGATACGTTGACCGATACCCAGCCCGAATCGGCACATCCTCAAACACCCGCTGTTGCACCACCGCTTCAGAGGCATCATAAGCCGTCACGGTAATGTCCCGCTTCTCTTCCTCACTGCCAGCCAACAGGAACACCGACAACGCAGGCGAAGTCCCGACAGCAGGAGTAAACGACGACACCCGACTGACAGCATTCTCGCCATATCCCGCCACATTCCATCGGGTAGGCGACACACCCACGTCAACCGTCATCCGTGTCACATCCTCCGGCACCTTATCGGCAATCTCCACCCTAAAGTTCCCCACAATCCTCTCCATCAAGCAATTCAGTGTCGTAGTCGTAGCCGGGCTGAACGTCTGCGAATAGAAAAACGAATGCGTCACCTTATCATCCGGCCAAGACACCACGCCATTGCTCAGCATAGCCGCACCAGCAGCTTTGTGCGCACAGGAATACACCGTGTACGTCTTACTCTTCTCCAGCCGTACCGACAGCGAGGCAAATCCCTCGTCCGTGCTTTGCTGATGCACCGCCTGCACCTCCGTGCCGCCATCGTATATCCATAAATCCAGCCGAGTCGCATAGTCGGCTACAGCAGATCTCGTCACGCCATCCGTCCGTGTCAGCGGCTCCACGTCATAAGGCGAGAACGTCATCCGCACTTCCGCTGTCTCATTGTTCATCACTTCGCCCGCACCGTCATTCGTGCAAGCAGTCAAGGCGGCAATAGCCACCACCGCGAGTGTTTTAACGGAATTTACTCCCTTCGCTAATTTTTCGCGTTTCATTTTCTCTTTCTTTTTAGTTCAGTATGTCGCAATGTCATTGCGACCCTATTTCTCAAACAGCCGCGCAATACGACCAAATTCCGCATGCACCATCTGTGCCGTCACCTTAGCATACTTCTGCGTCTCTCGCGTCGTGGTATGTCCCATCATCTTCGCCAGATTCTCCATCGCCACCCCGTTCCTGAGCATCCACGTCGCAAAAGAGTGCCGAGCCAGATGTGAGTGCAACCTCGTCGTGATGCCCGTCGCCATCTGTATAGCCTTCAGCGCGTGATTATAATCAGCGTTGCCAATCTTCGGTGCTTGCATCCCGTACCGCTCCAGCACCTCCACCACAGGCGGCAACAGCACCGAAACGTATGCCACGCCCGTCTTCACCCTTTCCTGGTTCGACGTCCATACACCATCCACCTTCTTGTATTGTCGTATATCAAACCGCTGTGTGTCGCTATAACTCATCCCCGTATAAAGCTGGAACACAAACAAGTCACGCGCCACGCACATCGGAGAACCTGCCATCGGCCTGAGACTGACAATGGCCTGCATCTCTTCGTCGGTAAGGTATTCCAGGTTCTCACGCACGCCTCGTTTGAACTCTCCCGTGCCAATCTTGTCGTAAGGGTTGCGGTCAATCCGTCCGACCCTCATAGCACGGCCAATCATATACTTCATGTATTTATGGTAATTATACACCGCAGCGTCGCTCAACCGTTCAGCCACCTTGCCCGCCTGCTTGTCAGCCGTCCGCTGTCTGACCGGCAGCGCATGAAGCCAAGTGTCCCACTCATAAATATGCCCCACCGTCAGATCGCCCCATCGCGTCATCTTCCCGAACTGCGCCAGCCTGTCATACAGCAGCTGGTAGTGCCGCCGCGTACCCTCCGACATATTCAGCAGAGGAATCTCCCG